ACTTCAAGTTCTTGATGGTGGTGCTAAATTTGTTGTTCAATCTGGTGATGCTTTAAAAGTAATATCAGACACAGCTTCATCTTTAGATGTTTGGGTATCAACAGTAGACGCAATTAGTTCATAGGAGTTTAAATGGCTTATATAGGAAACTATCCAGCTGAAACACAAACTGTAGATTTAAAATGGCAACCAATTAAAACTGCTTCTTTTACAGCAGTTGCTGGTGAAGGTTATTGGATTAATACAACAAGTGGTGCAGTAACAGTTACATTACCTGCTTCAGCTAATACTGGAGATACAATAGAATTTGCAGATTACTCAAGAACATGGGGAACAAATAAAGTTACAATAAATCAAAACAGTTTAAATTTTCAAGGTGCAACATCACCAAACCCAGAATATAATACTGATGGTCAATCAGTAAGATTAGTTTATTCAGGTGCTACACAAGGTTGGATTCCAACAGTAGACGATGATGTAACTTTAGAAACTCCACAAACTTATTCAGCAGAATATTTAGTTGTTGCAGGAGGTGGAGGAGGTGGTTGGAGTATTGGTGGGGGTGGTGGTGCTGGAGGCTATTTAACTAATTATGGTGGAACTGCAATCACTTTAACTCCATCTTCGACTTATACAGTAACTGTAGGTGCTGGTGGTACAGGAGCTTCTACTGATACTAGTGTTTCTGGTTCAAATAGTGTTTTATCTGGTACAGGAATTTCAACTATAACTGCTTCTGGTGGTGGTGGAGGAGGTGCTGGTGCTGTTAATGGATTAAGTGGTGGTTCTGGAGGAGGTGCTGCTTATGCTGGAAGTGCTGGTTCTGGTACTGTTGGTCAAGGAAATGATGGTGGTGCTAGTGCTGGTATTAATGCTCAATTTGGTGCTGGAGGTGGAGGAGGTGCTGGTGCTGTTGGTTCAAATGGTACAACTACTGTTGGTGGAAATGGAGGAAATGGTTTATCAAATTCAATAACAGGTTCAGCAGTAACCTATGCTGGAGGTGGAGGTGGAGGAATTAGTGATAATAATACTGCAGGTTCTGGTGGAACAGGTGGTGGTGGAGATGGTGGAAATGAAATTTCAGGAGGAGTAGAAGATGGTACAGCAAACACAGGAGGTGGTGGTGGAGGTACAAGATCAGGAGTTGATACAGAGTCTGGTGCTGGAGGAAGTGGTATAGTTATTTTAAGAGTACCAACTGCAAGTTATTCTGGTACAACAACAGGTTCTCCAACTGTTACTACAGATGGAACAGATACAGTTATTAAATTTACAGCAAGTGGGAGTTACACAGCATAGGAAAATATTATGGCACATTTTGCAAAAATAGGAGTTGGTAATATAGTTGAAAGAGTTGAAGTAGTATCTAATGATATTGCAACAACTGAACAAGCTGGTTTAGAGTTTTTACAAAATTTACATAAAACTTCAGATATGTTTATACAAACTTCATACAACACAAGAGGTGGAGTACATAAACTAGGTGGTACACCTTTTAGAAAAAACTTTGCTAATATTGGTTATAAATATGACCAAATTAGAGATGCTTTTATTCCACCAAAACCTTTTAATAGTTGGACATTAAATGAAACAACTTGTCTTTGGGAAGCACCAGTTGCTTATCCTACAGATGGTCAAAGATATAATTGGAATGAAACAAATCAAACATGGGATTTAGTTGAATGAAGTATTATTTAATAGGGGTAGGTATACCACACCACACCTCATATCTACCTCTTTTAAATAATATTAAAAATGATAAGGTAAATTAATTATGGCATATATAGGTAAGACACCAGTAATAGGAAACTTTCAAAAGTGCGATAGCATAGCTGTCGTTAATGGTCAAGCTGCATACACCTTACAAGTAGGGGGAACAAATGTTTCTCCACAATCTGAAAATCATATGCTGGTATCTTTAAATGGTATTCTTCAAGCACCTGTAGATTCATTCACAGTATCTGGTTCTACCTTAACCTTTGCTAGTAACCTAGTTACTGGTGATGTCATAGACTTTGTAATGATATTGGGGAATGTATTAGACTTAGGTGTTCCATCAGATAATACAGTTTCACTTGCTAAACTAACAGCAACAGGAACTAAAGATGCTACAACCTTTTTAAGAGGAGATAATACTTTTGCAGAAGCTGGTGGTGGTAAGGTTTTACAGGTTGTTAATCTTAGTGATAATACCAGTTATACGCAAAGTGGTACTGGAACTACAGATTGCACAAATTACAATATATCAATCACACCAAGTTCAGCATCAAGTAAAGTTATGATTATTATGAGCATAGATCATTATGTTGCTGATTCTATTGGTACTTCAGATGCTTATGCTAGAGGAGAGGCTTATATTAGAGATGTCACTAATGGAACTGATTTAGCAAATTTAAGCGATTTAGGTTATTATATTGGAAGTGGTGGTTCATATGAACAAACACTTTTTGCAATTCCTTCAAGAACTATATTACATTCTCCAAATACAACTTCATCAATTACATATTCAGTAAGATTGTCAGCACCTACATCAAACAATATATCACAATCTACAGATTTTATAGGTATATTAATGGAAATAGGAGCATAAGAAAAATATGGATAGAAATACTTATATAAATAGAATAACAGATTTACCTAATGAACCAAACGATTTAAGTTATTTAACTTATGCTGTTTCTATTGCACAAATTGATAACAACATAGCTAAAGAAAACATATCTTCAAGTATTGGTGGTTGGAAAGATGGAGTAACAATAGACGAAACATTCTATAATGAAAATGTTTCTTCAAACAATAAACCATCTTGGACAGATGTAAATTTAATTATATCAGAATTAAAAACTGCTTATGTTAATAAACAGTATAAAAGAAATAGAGCAAAAGAATATCCATCAATACAAGAACAACTTGATATGCAATATCATGATAAAATTAATGGAACTACTACTTGGCAAGATACTATAAACGCAGTTAAAACAAAATATCCAAAGGAGTAATATCCTATGGCTTTAAAGTTCGCAGTAAATAATTCATTAAGTGCAATCACTAGCTTACCCTCTGGCATATCTGGTGGTGCATTAAATCTTATCTCTACCCAAACAGCAAGTGCAAGTGCAACAATAGATTTTACATCTGGGATAGATTCTACTTATGATTCTTATGTGTTTAAGTTTATAAACATACACCCAGCTACTAATAATGTTGATTTTACATTTAATGGTTCTACTGATGGTGGTTCAAATTACAATGTAACAAAAACTACTACATATATTGAGGCATATCACAATGAATCAGATACTACTACTTCTTTAGAATATAATGGAACTCAGGATTTAGCACAAAGCACTTCTGCTCAAAAAATAGCTGTTCAGATAGGTTCTGAGAATGACGAATCATTTTCAGGAACATTAACTTTATTTAATCCATCAAGCACTACTTTTGTAAAGCATTTTATTTCTAATATTAATGAATATCATAATCAAGATTTTACTTTACAGGCTCTTGTTGGTGGATACTTAAATACTACATCAACAATAAATGCAGTAAGATTCCAAATGACATCTGGAAACATAGATGATGGCATAATCAAAATGTATGGAGTATCTTAATGCGTAACACTTGCAAAGGAGCTTGCTCATGGCACTAGTTAAGCACAACAACAATTCAATATCTAATCTAACTACTCCTGGAAGTCTTGCACAAGGTAAGATGACTTTAATATCTTCTCAAACTGCAAGTGGTAGTGCCTCAATAGAATTTACAAGTGGAATAGATAGCACCTATCCTATTTATAAGTTTGAATTTATAAATATACACCCAGCTACTAATCAAGTGTATTTTCAATTTAATTTAAGTACAGATACAGGAAGTACATACTCTGTTACAAAAACAAGTTCATCATTTTATGCTTACCATGACGAAGCTGACCCTACTACTGCTGTTACTTATGAAGTAAGTTATGATTTAGCACAATCTACTTCAGATCAATTTATAACAGTGGATATAGGTAATCTAAATGATGAAAGTGCTAGTGGTACAATGTATTTATTTAACCCATCATCTACAACATTCGTTAAACATTTTATGAGTACATCAAATTCTTATTATGCTTCAGATTATAGTATAAATACATTTATTGGTGGGTACGGAAATACCATTTCGCCAATTGATGCTGTTAGGTTTCAGATGTCATCTGGCAACATAGATGCTGGCACAATAAAATTATATGGAATAAAAGGAGATTAATGTTAATTAAACTAAACGACAGAGCAGTAAAAGATGTAACTCAATTTGGTTCTATAAGTTCATTGGGTAGCTTAACTCATATCTCAACTGCTACTGCTAGTTCTAGTGCTAGTATAGAGTTCACATCTGGTATTGATAGTACATATAAGGAATATGTTTTTTATTTTGTGAATATCCACCCATCTACTGCAAGTTATTTTTCATTTCAAGCTGATACTGGAACAAATACAAATTACAACCAAACTATTACATCAACTTCTTTTAGAGCATTTCATAGAGAAGATGGTGGAGAATCAGGATTAGGTTATATAAGTGCTGGTGATCAAGCACAAGGAACAGCATTTCAAAATCTTAATGAAAATCCACAATTAGGTACAAACAATGATGAAAACTTAAATGGATATTTACATATTTATAATCCTAGTAGCTCAACCTATGTAAAACATTTTATTGCAAGAACTTTATCACAAAATGATAGTACACAACCAGCTTATGTTTTAGATCACTACTTTGCTGGGTATTTTAATCAAACTACAGCATTAACAAGATTTAAGTTTAAGATGGCTAGTGGAAACATAGATGCTGGTCAGATATTGCTATTCGGAGTAAATTAATTTATAAGCACTAGCAGAGCTAGTGAAAAATTTAGGAGAACATTATGCACAAATTAGTAAATGGAATACAAGTACCTCTAACACCAGAGGAAATCGCACAAAGGCAAGCTGAAGAAACTGCTTGGAACAATGGTGCATTTGATCGTGCTATGGCAGATTTAAGAAGTAAAAGAGATAGACTTCTTTCTTCATGCGATTGGGTTATGATGTCAGATTCTCCAATAACAGATAAATCTAATTGGGAAACTTATAGACAAAGTTTAAGAGATATAACAAATGGTTTAACTACTGTAGAACAAGTACAAGCAATAGTATTTCCTACTAAACCAGCATAATGAAATTTATATTAGCCTTTAGCATATGCTCTGCTATAACAGGCTATTGTAATAATACCGCAACCTTACCTACAGAGTTTAAGTCTTGGTCTGAGTGTGTCGGTGCAGGTGGAAAATTAATAATTAACTTTTCACGAGAAATGGAAACAAGTATAGAAGATAACAAATTATATATGAACTATTTTTGCAACGAGATACAAGACAATGAGAAAGACAGTTAAAAAGAAATCATTTAAAACAGCGATAGAGGATAACAACTCTATTCGTATTTCCTACCATGAAAAGGTTTGTGCAGAAAGAATGAAAACTTTATTCAAAGCAATAGATGAAATGAGAAAAGATATTAGAGATTTAAAATCAGATGTAAATAAAAGTAAAGGTGGCTTTAGAGTCTTATTACTTATTGGTGGTGCTATAGCTTCCTTGCTAGGCTTCATTAAATATCATGGCTAACAGAAGAAAGAAAGCAATAGTAGGATTAACTACTGAACTTGCTGCACAACTCCGACTTGCAAAAGATCCTAATATACTTGTGTTTGTTCCACTTGGTGGTCTTGGTCCAGTAGATATTGTAACTTTAAATATGACAACTGGTGAGTATACTGCTTATGATGTTAAGGCAAAAAATTATAGAAAAAGAAATAGTTATGTTGCACCCGATGGATATAAAAGAAATCTTAAAGGATCATTTATATCAAGAGGTACGACTAAAGAACAAAAGAAACTAGGAGTGAAAATAATATACGAATGAAATTATCAAAGAACTTTACATTAAAAGAAATGACTAAGTCTGATTTTGCAATCAGAAATGGTATCGCTAATGAACCTAACATGGATCAGATTGTTAAGTTAAAAGAGTTATGCCAAAAATTATTACAACCCGTTAGAGAAAAGTTTGGTCCAGTAATTGTAACTTCTGGTTACAGATCTCCAGAACTTTGTGCCAAGATTGGAAGCTCATTGGATAGCCAACACG